CCCGTAGCGTTATCCGTGCGTCCATATAGAGCGATAAGGAACTTCTCCGCAAAGAACGCGTCGTCTTCACATTCAAATTCTTGTATAATAATGCGCTCTGTTGGTGGGCATTTAACTCTGTGCTTTTTGTAAGCTCGGTTTCCTTTTCCCTTACCTACATAATATGGTGTCCCGTCTTCTCTCAACCACAGGTACGTGTAGAACATTGTTCCTCCTTCAAAGGTCGCGCAGGAGGTGTTGAAGGCACCTCCGTGCGCTAACTCAAGCTGATCAAGGCTTGAGATTCTTACAACTCATTCATCATAAATCCGTCTTCTTCACTTGACGCGCCTTGCTGGTCTTTTCCCTGGTGATAAGGACTATCATGGTCCTTAGCCTGCCCATCCGCAGGGTGTCCTGCTAACTTCCGACCTTCGTCGTGTGCTTCGGACGGGTCTTCATGCTCACTCATATTCGTGTGCCCATCGGGATGATGACTCATGACGTGGCTCTTTCCGCCCTCGTGGTGTTTAATATGCACGGTATGTGCGGCCCCATGCTCCGCTACAACGGGATGCGTGTCCGCTTCGCCCTGTCCATCAGCATCTGAATCTTTGTTTTCGCCGTTTTCGTCCGTACGGCTTTCGGCGTTATCTTCCTCAGGCGTCTCCTGCTCATTTTGCGTGCGTGGTTCTTTGGTTTCCTCGCTCACATCAGGAGATTCTTTTTCCTCGCCACCCATTTTATGCATGCCGTCTGAACTGTGGTTCTCATCGTACCTTTTACCCGCAAAACCACTGCCGAATTTCTTACCGTCTTTCGCTTTGTACATTGTAGTCTCCTATTCGGCTATGCCGAGCAATCTCCATCTAAAATCTTTTCAATGCGAGCCACTACTGACTTCTTGCTCTTCTCCACAAAATCTTTGCAACTCATAGAGGTAGGCACCCACCCAGCGCGAGCCGAGAGGCTATCTTTGCCTTCGTAAGAGCAGGACACCTTGTATCCGTTCTCAGCGACACAAATAGAAATGTGGCAGAGTTCGCCCATGTCTTCTTTTTCTTTTTCTGCCATTCTAGGCTCCTTTTGCTGCTTTCTTCTTTTTCGCTTCTTCTTCCTCTGCTATTTCCTTGGCATTCTGCGCATCGTGCGCTTGGACTTCCATTTGCCAACGCGACATGGCTGGCGGGGAGTTGAAGTTTGCGAAGTTGGGCTTCTCTGGTGTCTTGGCTGCGGGGTCGATGCCCACGCGTCGGTTAATTGCCAACTCGTACATAGCAACCTTTGCAAACAACAAAGCCTTCTCTGCGCGTAGCTCTGCGACAATGCTTTGGTACTCTTGGATACGCGCTTCGAAGTCTTGGCGAACGCGTAGAAGGTCTTCCTCTAAGCGTTCGACTAGGGGCGGGTAAAACAAGTCATCCCAGCACATCCTGAGTTTTTCTGTGAATCGCATTGCGTCTCCTATGCCTTGCTCTTTCCGCACCACACTGGCTGATCCTTCTGGACGAAGCACACCGTGCGTGCCTTGGCATCTTCTTTTATTTTGAGGGCGTAAAAGTGCGCTGCCAGGGGGTCCGCAGTGAGTAATTCCTTGAGTCGGTCCCGCTGCACATCTGCCATGGGTTTCTTTTTGGCAGACAAATGTCCCCACAACGCATAACGCAGGGCATCAAGGCAGTCATCTCCGCGTGAATCCACCTTCAAGTAATCTTCTAGATTATCTGGGTCTCGCATGGCCGCAGGTATAGCTAATATAATCTCTCTACAGTTGTCGGTAATTACAAGTTCCCCCGACTTTATTAGATTATACATTAGTGCTGCGGAGCCTACGCGATCCCTGGTGGAAGGAGACACCATGGGAAGCCCAAGGGCTTTCAAAGCAATCGAGTATTCACTGGCTGGAGAATGCGCCTCCATCACCCTTGAGAACTTTTCATGTGAGAAGTAATGAGCTTTTATTTTAACTGGAGTTCCATTTGGCAACTTGGCTTTATTAGCAATCATCGCTGCCATTTCCTGGTATGTTTTACCGCCTGAGGTTATAAGCTCTTGGAAGACTACGGTCTTGAGTCGGTAGTCATCTCCCGCAGAGTTTCGTACTAATGCCTTAGTCAGGAAATAAGAAGCATTGGTATGCTGAATACCAAAATCTTGCCCAATCCACACAGGTTGATAATCAGCCCATATAATAGAGTCTGGGTCTTCTCTTAAATTTATTACATGATAGTATGGATCAAAGCAGTCAAACATCTGACCCTCGATCACACCATCAAGGCCAAGCAGCATTTTGTCTCGCTTGGCTTTGGGCATGCTCATCAACCGAGCAACGATACCTGGGTCACGTTTTAGTAATTCTTGATTGTCTAGTACTGTAGAACGTTGGTATGCGTACTTAGTTGGGTCGTAGATTAAACGCCATTCGCCTGACTCATTTACCCACCATGTTCCGTTAGTATCGTCTTTTCTGGCATCCTCAGGTTTCATCCACGGTTCTTTTTGCACAAAGACCGTACGATAAAATTCGTAGTGGGGTCCGAGTGGGTTGCTACAACCAATGATGACGGGCATAGGAAGATTTCCTGCCTCGTCTCTCTGGCACCCAGCATTTATGATGTTGCGGCTATACAGCATGAGCCACGCATCCGCAGAGAACTGTCCGCACTCATCTACTAAAATTCCGCAGTACGCTTGCCCAAGGTACTGCTCAATGTCTCTTTCTTTTAGATTATTGCAATGTCCGAAAATAACCTTAGAACCATTTTTGAATACCGCAACGTGGCGCGTAGCATCATAGTCATAGAGTTCTTTGGGACAAAAAGTGCGAAAGTCAGAAATTGCACCTGCCTCCAACTCCTTAAAGGTACGCCTGAGAACCAGAACGTTGCACCCACTAAAAGCTAGGCAGTAGTGCATAACAAAATACATTAGCCACCCAGAAGTTTTACCTGAGCGAATGCCTCCTACACTTAAACACTGCTGTGCGGCAGGCTGTATATACGTCTTGCCGTTTCTAGAAACTGCACGGAGGAGTTCGGTTTGCTTCACTTGAAACTTAAAGATTTTGTCGAAGTCCAACTTGCCGTCAGCGTTAAGATACTTTGGGCGTTCCTCTGCCTCTGTTATTTTTTTGCGGGGCATCACTTACCAAACTTTCTGAGATAGTTTGCTGCCGAATCTACCAGGGAGGCTTGAGGGCACTCCCCAACTCTACTCCAAAGCCGCTAAGCCTTGGGATTCGTTTTTATTCCGACTACTTCTGCGAAACTTGGCGTCAATACTTCCGCCTTTTTTTCTTCCTGCACTTCTGGGTGCATCAATTCTGGGCTATTGATAATCACAACTTTTACTGGCTGAGTCGTTAACTTGTCCATCTCTACTTCGGACGGAGCAGGCTTGCCTAGCGCACTGAGTCGCGTTTCTTTGTATGCGCATACCGCTGCCATGCGTAGCTTGGCGTCGTCTCCGTCATACTGCGCGATCCTGACCATGTTCTCAAACATGTGCATGTACTCAGTCTTCCCATCGGCACGTGCTTTGTTAAAGAACTTGCGTTCGGCGCGAGTGTACTCAATTGTCGGGATGAGCGGCTTGGGTCGCTTTAGGAATCTTCCCTGCGCGTCCTTGCGCTGTACTATAGTTGCGCCACGCCGCACCATGGTTATTTCAGTGGTAACCACAGGCGGGGTTGATGGTCCCGCCTGAGTCTTTGAGTCTTCCATATTTCCTCTTACAGCTTCTTTGTTACGAGTTGAAACTCGCGTTTAACCCCATCGAACAAATACTCAACCTTGTTTAGCCCATACTTCACGAGAAACTTTTCAACGTTCTCTTGGTATTCCTTGGCTTTCGCTTCGGTGGTCTTCTGGAGTTGCTGGATTTGTTGCGTCGCTTTCAGATATTCTAACTCCGCATCCGCCAAGAGCAGCTTCTCTTCCGCGCTGATGCTCACAGTCGCTGGCTTAACAACTGCCTTAACTTCTTCCACGGCTTTCTTTACTTCTGCTACGACTTCGCCTTCAATTGTTTCGATGCTCATTGTCTGAGTTCCTTTGTGTTTTTATTTTACAACTAAAAAATTGTCAATCCTGGCAACAGGGAACCCTTGCGGAATGCTCCGCGCTCCCCCACGGTTTTGCGCCACTGCTCAAATACTAACCCGTGGTCATCACGAAGCGACGTGCGTATATGTATACATTCATGTAGCAGCGTGGCAAGTACGGCGGTAATCCCAGGGTTCTTGATTCGACTGATGGCTATTTGATACTTGTGGTACCCGTCATTACACTTGTCTGCCCATCCGAAATATATTTCCTCACATTTCTCGTCATCATCTGTGTCATCGGCGTCGGCGTAGCGTACGCATACATCGTTGGGAAGTTCGCCAGCAAAAAATTTCTTATTGATTATGCGATAGTATTTTTTCAAACGCCGATCACTGCGCATGCGAGTTCTCCAGCGAGCAGAAACAGAAAAGCCCCGCGCAGTTAAGCGCAGGGCTCTTTTAATACTTCCAGGTTTTGAAATATTTCTCGGTTACCTGCGCCCAACGCGAAGGGCTTACAAGTTTGGGGACCGAGGGCTCCCTAGGCGACAACAGGTTCGTGCCCTTGCATGGGGTGAGTGGCTGTGTCGCGGGTGGGTTCAGTTGGCCGTGGTGGAACCCTTACACCTGTGCGCACGCTTATCAAGCGTACGGCTATGTGAGGTGGCTGCACTAACGTGCACTTCGTCGGGCTGGATACCTCACTCACAATCTCTTAATGTCTTTTCCATCCGCGTGCCTTCGCGGCTTCCATCTCTGCGATGCACTCTCTGCGAACTTCCTCAGAAATGTACGAAGTCGTGAGGGCTTTGAAGTCGTGGTTGTTAACTACGCACTGCATTAACTCTTGATCAGTCAACTTGGAGAAAAGTGGTTCGCTGTCATCGTCAATGTCGGGCATAAAATGTCTTTGTCGTCGGGGTGAGCCGAAGCCCACCCCAGCGTATGTTGCAGTTTCAAACTCGGACTTGCGCTCTGTGGCTGCCGAATGTTCTATCAACTACAAACTTGGTAAAACGCACGGTGTTGTGCCGTGCAAACGATCCGTACAATAGGACCAGAATGTCTTGGCTAGGCGGCTCACAACTCGGAAAGGAGAAACCGAGGAGCCGCCTAGCGTGTCTTGGCGGGATTGCCCCGCTGGTGAGGAAACTTATTTAACAATGGCAGACCCATATCACGGAAAAATCCAATCCAAGCAGACTCTCTGGTCAGAAGTTTTTCTAACGGGTCCAACTCAAGTATTATTACCGAGAACAACCTGTATTCCTTTTGAATGCTTTGGATTCTTTGGCACACAATTGGCGTGTAACTGTTGTGCAGTGCTTTGTGGGTTTGGTGTGCCACTAGACGTTCTCTAAGGTTTATTGTTTGTCCCACATAAAACAGTTCTTTAGTTCTGGGGTCTACCAGACCGTAGACAATGCGTTGCCCTTTATGAGGGTCTTTAACACGGCGTCGTTCTATGCTTCTTTCTCTGGACGCCTTCCAGTTTACATTGTCTCTTACTTCTTTTTCTTTTTTCTCAGCGCGAGTCAACGGTACGTACTCTTTTTGGTTTTTCTTTGCTTCTACTTTTTTGTCCTCATACGCTTTTATGCGTGCAAGGGTTTTTTCCATTCGCTTTGTCATTGTGTTCTCCCGAAAGATTCGCACGGGGAGAAGTTCGGGCTTCTCCCACGCGCTAACCCAGACCGCTAAGTACTGGGCTTTTTTGACTCTTCAACTTCTATTATAGTCGGGGGGTCTATAGCAAATACCCCTACCCCTGGTTATAGCCTGGGAACTCCCTTCGTTGGTTGTCCAGTCTACCGTCCCGTAGCAACTGCTCCTCCATTGGCAAGGCAGCTATAGCGGCGTCAATATCCTTCATCCGAACAGTTGCCATCTCCACTTCCTTGAGTTCCCATAGATACTGCTTAATATCTTTGCTTGATTGTGACATGCCTCGATTTAGGCAATCCTCTAGCTGCTCAGTAGACAACAAACCTAGCGTTTCCATGTGTTTGCGTTTTTGTGCGTTTTTATTCATACTTGATTATAGCCCCAGCAGGGCTAAAAGTCAATAAAATAATTGAGCACCTGCATTCAACGACTTACAGACATGTGTTGCAAACAAAGGGGGATTTGCTATAGACCCCTCTGATACAATAAAAATGTCCTCCCGGGCACACTATGCAGTACTACTAAGCAGAGAGCAGCTATTGATAAGAATCAACAACTTAGAAGCATTTGAAATAGGTATCCCTATGAAAACGCCATACTTATAAAAATCAATAGCTAACTATATGAAATCAAAGGGAAATCAACGGAATCAATAACTTAGGGAGAGATAAATATATATGTCTAAGATAACAAAGGAAGAACGAGAGAGACGTAGTAGATTGCGCCAAAAGGTGGGCGAGAACCTGTTGAAGCTGGCCCAGACGGTGAAGGATGTCGAGTATGGCGTCACCATTGGTAAGAGCACCCCTGAGCAAGTGGAGTTTGCCAAGAAGATGCTCAAAGAATGGCGCTCTGTGATGGCAAAGTTAAGCCGTGGAGTCGCCAAGCAAAGGGCCTGGGTAGCGGCCAGGAAGTTCTAAGCAGGCATGTGGGGGGAAATTCCCCCCACATAGCAAACGCAGAGATGAAAGGACTAAATGCCAGAGATTATAAAGCAATTGAAGCCGTTGGTTCTTTCGGAGTTGAATCCGCCACTGCAGGTAACGCTAGTTGAAAATGAGGCAGGACTAGCGAAGCTAAAAGCATACTTTCTTAGCAAGGAAACTGCTGGGGACTTTGCGGTGGGTCTGGACACGGAAACAAACGTAGTGGATGACTTCTGGTTCCGGCGCGTGCGCCTATTCCAACTTGGTGACCGTGAGCATCAGTTCATTATCGACCTGCTGGCTTTTGCTGGTTCCAAGGATGCACTCATTGCATCACAAGGCGAGTATGGCAAGAACATGGGGGGCATCTACGATAAAATCTTTGAAGTAATCGATCCCATACTTTGCTCCAACAAGTTCCTGAAGGTGGGGCAGAACCTAGGATTTGAATACCAAGTATTTCACTGGTGCTTCGGCAAGCGCATCTGGCACCTTTTCAGCACTGACATGGCAGAGCGCGTGATTCAAGCTGGCACAATATCGTTGAAGAAGATGGCTGAGTTCTCCATGGCGTCCATCGCGGGACGGCACTTCGGTTTGCTTATCGACAAGAGTGTACAGGAAACGTTCGATCTGGAATCTCCATTGACTCAAGAGCAGATCGACTACGCGGCATTCGATGTGCGCTTCCCTCATGCGCTGCGCCAAGCGCAGGTAAACATCATGACGCAGGATCAGCTATTAGCGACAGCACAAATAGAGAACGACGCTATTGGCACCTTCACAGATATGCATCTTGTTGGTCAGAACTTGGATGATGCCAAGTGGATCGAGCGCATTAAACACGTCATAGAACGGCGCATTGAAGAACTGAAGGTTCTGGATATAGGATTCATGCCGTACGTAGGGAACAAGCAGGGACAAGTAGACGAAGCGGCGATTGCTGCTGCCGAACTTGTGTGGCGCACGGGATTCGAAGTTGCCACTGCGGAAGAAGCGGAGTTAGCGGCACAGAAACGCTTGGAGAAAGATAAAGCAAAGAAATCGGCAATCGGTGAGTTGTTGAGGGATGCAACCAAGAAGAGAGCGGAGGAAAAAGCCAAGGCACGCACAGCACACTCCACGTTAAGCAAGCATCGCACAGCAGTGAACAAAAAGCTGGAGAAGTGCGAAGGGGAAGCGTTCATAAACTATGGCTCTCGTGACCAACTTCTGGAAGCCCTGCAGAAGATGCCGGGAATGAAAACCATCAAGGACACACAGGATGACACGCTGCTGAAGTACAATGATAGACCCTTGATTCAGACGCTGCGCAAATACAACAAGGGGCGCAAGGATACTGGAACCTATGGAATGCAGTGGACTCAGCGATGGGTTAATAAAGCATTAGCGAAGGAAGGATGGCGTCATCCGATGGACGGCAGGTTGCACTGCATGTTCAATCAACTGGAGGCAGAAACTGGGCGCACGTCTTCATCGAAGCCGAATGCTCAGAACTTGCCGAAGGACGACGAGGTGCGTGCGTGCTTCATCTGTGATCCACCGAATCCCAACTTCCGTGTGTCTGACTGCTGTGAAGCAGATGCGCATGGAGAGATGATTTACGATTATCTCCAAACTTTGTGTGATGCATGCGGTAAGCAGTGTGATACGCACTCGGAGGAGCAGTGCATCCTGACTGAGGACATGTCAGGCTGCGAACTGCGCATTATTGCAGAACTAGCCAAGGCTATGACGTGGATTACCGCCTTTGCACGTGGGTGGGATGTTCACTCGGTCTCCACAGAAATTCTGGAGCCGCAGAAGTGGCCAGCCCTTGCACTCAAAGACTGCGCTTATTATGAACTGGATGAGACAGGTGAGAAGCGTAGGCAGAAGTGTGCATGCCCTGGACACGCTGAACTGCGGCAGAAGACGAAATCGATCAACTTCATGCTTTGCTACGGCGGTGGCCCCGATGCGCTGGCTGATGAACTTGGCATTACCTTAGATGCAGCCAAGGAACTCATGCGTCAGCACGAGGCGGCCTTCCCCGATGTCTGGGGATACTTGGAACGTTCAGGGAAACTAGCGCAGACAACTAGAGAAGCCCGTGACATGTTTGGGCGCAGGCGTTCCTTCCCAGAGCCAACCGAGGAAATGGCCAAGGATTGGTACGAGAGTGAATACAAAGAAAAACTGGAGTTGAGCGAAGCGGCTCAGGAAGCAAACATATTCAACTTCAAGGCTACGCAACTGCGCAAGCCTACTAAGATAGAAGAATACAAACTGACGCACCGTTCTCCCGATTGGAAGGAGATAAGGCATGCAATGCGTTCCCTAGAGGGCAGCATTGGAAGACGTGGAAAAAATCACTGCATTCAAGGGACAAATGCATCGATCATCAAACGCGCCATGGGCTGTGGGTTCGACAAGGATGGGAAACCTTACCTCTGGCACACCCTTCCTCAATACCGAGCCAAGGTGCAGAATATGGTGCACGACGAGTTGGTAATTGGGTGTCCGTTGCGGTACGCTGAGGCAGTGGCTGCACTCGTGGCAGATGCATTTGCCCGAGCAGCAGCAGAGGTGATGTCAAAAGTGAAAATGGAAAGCGAGTACCACATTTCCAATAGGTGGATGAAATGAGGAAAGATATGTATTTGAACTGCCCTTTCTGCCCTGCTCAGTCTTACCCCGTACGCACAGACGACTTCCCGCAACTAGGGTGTCACATGGACAAGTTCCGCTGTGTGTCAAACCACGTGTTCTATACCAAAATTGAACCAGAAGAAAAAACGGAGTTGAAACATGATTGAAACTCACAGCATGCCTAAAATTTATTCCATGTACGTAGACGGCGCTTGCCGTAAAGGAAATCCTGGGGTTTGTTCCTGTGCGTGGGTTTTGTATAAAGATGGTTTGGAGTGCGCACGCGCTGGGCATTTCTTAGGGCCTGAACTTCACACAAACAATTTTTCAGAATATCAGGCGTTGATATTTGCTTTGGAATACCTGCACACTTCCAATATAAGAAACGTAATTATCTACAGCGACTCATGGATAGTAGTGGCCCAGGTGAACCAAGCGTGTGCAACGTACGAAAAACTGAAACCACTGATGACCAAAGCGTATGGATTGCTGATGCAGGGCTGCCACGTTCTAAAGCAAGTCAAAGGTCACGCAGGCGTGGAAGGCAACGAAGAAGCCGACAGGTTGTGTAATTCTGTATTGGATCAACAGGAGACTGATGCGAAATAGAATACGTATTTTTTTCTTAGCCCTGCAACGCGATTGGCATGACATGTGGAGCGTCTGCTTCTACTGCGGCAAACGTGGTGCGTCAACTTGCTCCATAGTATTTCCGAAACGTTTATGCAACTCTTGCGCTACCAAAGCATGCAGAAACCTGTATATCAAAACTGCGAGGAGGAGCAATGAGACCATCACCAATGGTTAAGGCTTTAGTGCACCTTGGACTCACCGTTGGTGCACTCATAGAGATGTACACTGCCCAAGATAAATTCAGGAAGATACTGAGCGGAGTCGCTGCGGGATACCATGCGCACGCCACGCTATACCACATGTTCCATGAAAAGGAAGGTAAACGATGAATATCCCAGCGACAAGTGATCCTAGAAGTGACAAAGAAATACTAGATGCTGCTGAGAAAGAAAAAGGCTTGGAATCTGGCACGGTACGAGATGCACAGGGAACGCCACGCAATATGCGCTACTTTCCACCTGCTCCCGTAGAAACTTATAACCAATATTTGGCACGTGTCTCAGGGCTCACGGACTTCACTCCGCTTACAGAGCCAGCATGGCGCAAGGAAACTCACCAGTTGACCGCCGAGGAGCAAATCCTTGCCGATCTAGGCATCACCAAGCTGCCTGTGCTTGAGGTAAAGGTACCCTTGGACACTCCAGCGCTGGACGGAATATTACCTACGGTTCTGCTCACTCAAGAGATTGACATTGCTAAGTACCTAAACTTGGTACCCGATGCGGTGCTAAGGGAAATGAACTCCAAGTGCCCAGTGAAATCTAAGATGCAGGGCGATATCGGTGTCATGGCCACGGCTCCCGCTCCTGATGTTGCTGACCATGCAGCCGAGGCAGAAGCACGGCATAACGCTGCGCACCCGCCAGTTAAAGAAAGTATTGAGGTGAAACTATGAACACCGATTTTACTACGCATCGTATTGAAGGTTTTGCCCGTGAAGGCAACGCCCGTATCTCAGTGCCTCTCATTACCGAGTTCGATGAAACGCTGTGGCAGGGCGGATGCATAAACGGAGTGGATTTGCTTGGCAAATTTCAGCATGTGGTTAGTTTGTACCCATGGGAACGCTATAATCCTGGGAAGGAACTTGACAGCTTCCTAGAAGTGAGGTTGTACGACGCTGGGGATGTCCCAGATAACGAGCAGTTATACTTTGTTGCGGAGTGGATCAACAAGTGCCGCAAGACTGGTCCCGTGCTGGTGCACTGCCAAGCTGGGCTCAATCGCTCAGGTCTGGTCACAGGACTAGCACTGGTGCTCGATGGGATGGAACCAGCAGAGGCTATAAGACTGTTGCGGGAGCGGCGTTGTCCTGTCGTGCTGTGCAACAAGGCGTTTGAGCAGTGGTTGCTTAAACAGAAGCCATACGGAAAGTTGGAACTATGACAAAGACATTCCAGGAACTCGCATTGCAACGTGCTGAGCGATGGGTTGATGACAACCGCCATCTAGGCATCATGCCCTATGAGGTAGATTGGACAGCCCTGCCATCTATCCTTGCAGCATACGAAGCCTACCTAAAGACTCGCTAGAAGTGAACCACTAGAAACAACAAAAGCCCTGCCGCCTCAAATGAGGTTGCAGGGCAATTTTTTTGTTTACGCTCTTTGGGGTTACGCCGCTACCGCAGCCTCCCCAGCAGGCTCACCACTACCACTAAGCAAGCAAATATAAAAAACAATACTGCTAGTGCGAGATGCGTAGTCATCAGTTCACCCCCAGAGATAACGTGATAAATTCGTTGCCTACCCTGTGCAGAACCTTGGGAGGAACGATGCCATACACTATCTTTACTTCCTTGCCCAACTCGTAGGCATGGATAAGCGCGGCACGGTATTTGCTGAGCAGTTCCCCTGAGTGTTCTTCATTCTCTCTCTGCAGAGCATCGATATGGCGCAGCGGGGCTGGTCGCTCAATGGGGTCTGCCATGAGCCTATCAGGAACTGCTCTGCGGTCCATCTCGCCAATGCGGCGGGTCCATGGCCCATACACGGCAGTCTTGAAGTCTACCCTGCGATCCTTGGCATTTGCGCGGCGGTCCTTGGCGTTCCCTGTGGGAATGAGTGTCTGATCTGGTGCCCCGTCGAAGAACTCTATGAGTTCCCTCGGTGTATCTGTGGGTCGGTATCGTCTTGACATTGTCATATTGCTCCTTTGGTACACAAACTATTATAGCACAGTCCCCTGCGGACATATAAGAGGCACCTTAGTTGCGCCTAGAGTTTCTATGTTGCGGCTAGGCATAGGCTTAGTTGCGCCTAGGAAGCGGCTCGGCAAACAGTGCCTAGTTTACTGGGCTACCGCTATGGTTCTACGGGAGAATGCCTAATAAACTTTGCAATGGGCAAGCGTACGCCCAGCAATCGCTCAGGAGCCTCGATCCTACAAGAAGGCAGGAACCCTAGGGAGAATGCGTTGCTATCGCTCTGCGGGGCTCCTGTGCTCACGGCGAGGCATTCCCTGGGCGGTTGCCACTGGCCTTCGGCCTAAGCGTATGCCAAGGGAATGCCGTGCGCATGCTGGCCCGAGCATTAAGAAAATCTATCCTACTATTTCTAAAGGGAATGCCGTGCGCATCGTTATAAAAAAAATATACCAAGCATTTTGCCAAGTGACGGCTGGGCAGGCCCGAGCGTTTGTCAAGTTATTTAGCAATAAAACTTGACTAGGATTTGCCTTGCGTATGCCAAGGGAATGCCAAGCGCATAGGGGCAAATTTCTCAACGACTTACCCCGCCGCAAAGGGTGGTATGGTCTTCAAGGGCTATAACCCCCATATAAATCAGCCAGATAGAACACCTTGCCTGGCACCCGCTTGGGATTTGCTTCGCCCTAACCTAGCAGCGGCGGTGGACTGTCTATGTGCTACATGGTTACAGCAACCATCATGCTATGCTGATAACAAAGCAGTTGCCTAGGTTGTACCTTGGTTCTGTATCTTGGTAACTGCCAAGCTGCGCCAAATGACGCAGTGCGTGTGCCAAGCGTACGCGGGGCCTGCCAAGCATGTGCCTTGCGTTTGCTTTGCGAATGCCAAGCGGGTGCTATGGGTGTGTCAATATATAGACAGGCGGGGAGCAGGGCAATCCCTTGGCATCCGCTTGGCAATGCGCTAAGGTGATATAAACAAAGCAGATGCATGGGAATTAGCAACGCGGAATGCAAAGCATCACCGTAGTTTATATCCTATCTACATATGAACATATGATACTATGTTAGATTCAATAGGTTGCCAAGGCTTAGCCGTACGCTTGGCAAACCCTTGGCAAACGGCACAGGAACGCACAGGGAGCCCTGCAGAGCGATGCTAGGCTTACCGCTGTAGGTAGACTCCTATCTTCTGCCTTCTATCAGTCTCAAAGGCTCCTGGCGCGGAATCCTGAGTACGCGGTGCGCTTGGGGAAACGCTTGGCAGTTCCAATGCTCATAAACCTAAGCAAATGCAAGGCTTATGCAATGCCATTACTTGCTGATAAGTGATGACGCAATGGGGCAGCCAAGCATATGCCTTGCAATGCATTGAAAACAAAGCAAATATAATTGAAAAATAAGTGTTGACAAGTTTTGAGCGTAAGCGTACAGTTGAATCAGTTCAAAGGCAATAAGTAAAGAGCCTAAGAACCTCCGAGACAATCGGGCGAGTGGTACAGACACAGGGAAGGCCACCCGCAAAAGAAGAAGAGGCGCGGTAAAGAAGTACAGTCCTCTTCTCCCGAGAATCAAAGGAGTCTAGGAACCGCAGAGAGAATACGGACAGCGTATAGCTCAGATGCACGGTTCTCTAAGAGAAGATGAG